GAATGTTTAAGAATAAATAACTTAGATCAAATAGATCTAACACAAGGTAGATATTTAATATTGACTAGAACCATACATAGATTGGTACAAATTACAGAAGAGCTAAGAAAAAGAAATTTATATTATCAAAGTAATAAAGGTAAAAGTTTTCCTGTAAGATTATATAATTCATCTGTACACTATAATTCATGGTGTAGAGGAATAGAATTAGAAGATAAAGAAATAAAACAGATAACAGAGTTTACTGGTTTACCAAAAGAAAAATGGAATAATAATGTAGATTGGTTTGAAGCGTTTGAACAAACTAAACTATCCGACAGAATATATATTAAGGAAATGCTTACAAATGGTGAAAATTTAGATGAAGATGCTCGTATATATGCTTCTACAATTCATGGAGCTAAAGGTGGCGAAGAAGATAATGTTATTTTATGTTTAGATTTAGGAAGAACAATAAAGAAATCAGTTAAAAAAAGTGATGAGAAGAATGATGAGGAACATAGAGTTTGGTACGTAGGAGCAACACGTGCAAGAAACAATTTATATAAATTAAAAGGTAAAACAAAAAAGAATGAATACAAACACTTTAGCTAGATTATACAATAAGTATAAACAGAACGGGATAGAGATATTACTCAGCGGCGGTATAGCAGCGTCGTATAAAATTGATTTGGTTCTCGAATCCCAAACAATCATCGCCGAATCAATAACTGCTATAAAAAAGGAGAAACATGAGAATACTAACAAGCGATATACTAATAACAATAACACTAACATTTTTTATAATTAACATAATGGAGGTTTTAAAATGACAAATAAAGATATATTTAAAGATGCATTTCCACAAGATAAGCAGATAGGCGGGAGTCACTACAAAGACTTTCACATTCAACCATATGAATTTATTTCTAAGAATGACCTTTCTTTTTTCCAGGGAAACGTTATAAAATATGTATGTCGTTACATGAATAAAAATGGCATACAAGATTTAGAAAAAGTAATTCATTATTGTGAATTAGAAATTAAAAAACTGAAAGATACAAAAGGTAAAAAATAATGTTGATGCCGACTACAGAATGGGTAGCACCTACAGAATTTCCTGATCTAAGAAAAGCAGATGAGATTGCAATTGACTTAGAAACCAGAGATCCTGATTTAAAGAAACTGGGTTCAGGGGCCATTATAGGTAATGGTGAAGTTATAGGTATAGCTGTTGCTGTAGATGGATATAAAAATTATTTTCCAATAGCACATGGTGAAGGTCCTAATATGCCTAGAGATAAAGTATTAAGATGGTTTAAAGATGTTTGCGAATCACCTGCTACAAAAATATTTCACAATGCAATGTATGATGTATGTTGGATTAGAAATCTTGGTATAAAAATCAATGGTTTAATTATAGATACTATGATTGCAGCTAGTCTTATAGATGAAAATAGATTTCAATACTCATTAAATTCTTTATCTTGGGTTTATTTAAATAAAGGTAAAAATGAATCTTTACTTACCAAAGCAGCTAAAGAAAGAGGTTTAGATCCTAAAGCAGAAATGTGGAAGTTACCTGCAAGTGAAGTAGGTGGATATGCGGAAGAGGATGCAGCTCTAACTTTAGAACTTTGGAATAGATTTAAAAAAATTATTATTGAAGAAGACTTACAAGATATTTTTAATCTTGAGACTGATCTTTTCCCTTGTTTAGTTGATATGCGCCACCTAGGTGTTCGGGTAGATATCGAGAAAGCCAATCAATTGAAAACAGCAATGGCAGTAAAAGAAGAAAACTTATTACAACAAATAAAAATAGAAACAGGAGTAGATACTCAAATATGGGCTGCAAGATCGATTGCAGAAGTTTTTGACAAACTGAAGCTACCTTATAGCCGAACTGAAAAGACGGACTCTCCTTCATTTACTAAAAATTTTATTTCTACTCATGATCATCCTGTAGTACGTATGATAGCAGAAGCTAGGAAAATAAACAAGGTCAGTACAACTTTTATAGACACTATTTTAAGCCATCAACACAATGGTAGAATTCATGCAGATATAAATCAAATACGATCTGATGATGGAGGAACCGTTACAGGACGATTTAGTTATTCTAATCCTAATCTGCAACAGATTCCAGCACGTGATCCAGATACAGGTCCATTAATAAGAAGTTTATTTATACCTGAAGAAGGTTGTAAGTGGGGTACATTTGATTACTCACAACAGGAACCAAGATTAGTTACACACTATGGAATAAGATTTGATTATGAATCAGCAGAAACAATTGCAGAAGCATATCATAATAATCCTGATACAGATTTTCATAAGTTAGTTGCTAAGTTAGCTAACATAGATAGAAAAGAAGCTAAGACAATTAATCTTGGTTTATTCTATGGTATGGGTAAAGCAAAATTAATGAATGAATTAAGTGTAACTAAAGAAAAAGCTGATGAATTATTTTCTCAATATCATAACAATGTTCCATTCGTTAAACAATTAACTAATGGAGTTATGGCTGCTGCTCAACAAAGAGGTAAAATAAAAACTATATTAGGAAGACGTTGTAGATTTCCTAAATATGAACCAATACTTAGAGGATCAGATTGGGGCACATTTGTACCTGCAGAAGATCATGACACTATGATGGAATTAAAAGAAATGGGTCCACATTTATTAGATGATAATGGTAATGTTATTAATGATAAAGATGGAAATCCTAAGAAAAATTATTGGTATAAAAATGGACATAGAAGAGCATTTACATACAAAGCATTAAATAAATTAATTCAAGGTAGTGCAGCAGACATGACTAAGAAAGCAATGGTTGATTTATACAAAGAAGGACATTTAGCCCACATACAGATACATGATGAATTAGATTTTTCTATTGAATCTGAACAACAAGCTGATAAAATAAAACAAATAATGGAACAAGCAGTAGAACTAAAAGTTCCTAATAAAGTTGATTATGAATCTGGTCCTAATTGGGGCGAAATTAAATAATATGAGGAACTATGGCTTATTTAAATGCGAATATACCACCGATCTATTGCAAAATAAGGAAGGAGTATCTTTATGATCTTAAAGAACATCAAGGAGAAAGTAGTGACTGCGTTATCTTTGGTCTGGTCTCTATTTCAGGTCGCGCACTCTTATTTAACATCATGCTACCCAATGGTGCGTGCTTTTGGCGTTTGCCTATCTCAGCGTTTTTCCAAAAACACTATGACAGAGCCGATGTGCCGGATATGCAGACGAACGAACTTCAACTGTGGAATTGTTTTAGTTACTATCCTAGTGTGCATTGCTTTGATTGGTTGGCTGGTATAGACGGAAAATATCTAGGTAAAGATAAAAAATTCTACAAAGGTCAATATTTATTTACGGTTGACTGGGCTCATCCAGAGACTAATATATTAAACACGGAACATTCAGAGATTCCGCAAGAACACAAGTGTGCACATATCATGGCACTTGAAAACGGCAACTATGCTGCGCAGCCAAACAACAGAATCATTTGGCATGTTAATAGTTACACAACAGATAACGATTGGCCTGATTACAAAGTACAAAATACTTATTGGGACGTAGAAGGCGGAGACTGGGTAACAGAAGATTCTGATAAAATGTTTTATAGTATCGAGGAGAAAAAATGAAGAAAAAGTGCAATAATTGTGGACATAGATGCCACTGTGTAGGTCAAGGATACTTTGTATCTAGCACTCAGTGCGCTACATGTGATTGTAAAGATTGTGGATGTGGACCTCTTATTTTAAAAGAGGAAGTAACTAAAAAATGGTGGGAGTTTTGGAAATGAGAAAACAATGTAAAAAGTGTAAAGAAGCTTTTGATGCAAACGATGAATTAGATTTGTTTTGTAGTCAAGAGTGCAAAGAAGAAGCGTTAGCAGACTTAGATTCTGATTCAGATGAGTGTTTATCATGTCAGTAGTGGAGGTGGACAGGATGAACTATTACGCAACAGGTTTGTTAATAATAATGTTGGTTACATTAGCTTTCTGTGGAGGACCTAGTGTCCAATAAACCGTTAAATATTGGAGAAGAAGTCGCCGTGCAGATGCCTATGAAAACGGTTGCTAGTTTAATAGGTTTAGTTGCAATTGGCACCTGGGCTTATTTTGGTTTGATTGAAACACAAAACCAACATCATACAAGACTTCAATTGATGGAGTCTGATCTTGAAAAAAATACAGAGTTTAGAATTAAGTGGCCAAGAGGATTAATGGGATCACTTCCCGCTGATTCTGAGCAGTTCATGCTTATCGAAGATCTATATAAAACAACAGAAAAATTAACTATCAATCAAGAAATGAATACAAGTAATAAACTTCGTATTGAATTTATGGAAAAACAAATATCTAAAATGTTAGATGATATTGAAAAATTAAAAGATGCGAACAGGGAAATAAAATATACAAATGGAAACGGTAATTAGTAGCGTAGTTGCTCTCTGTATGTTTATAGCAGGTGAGCTAAAAGAACATAGAATACAACAATCAATGAGTGATTGTTTGAAAGGGAAAAGACTTGCAGAACGTGATATAAATGTTAATGTTCAGTATATGTGCGGGAAGGTAGAAGCAGAACTTGAATCAAACATCGATGGATCAAAGTCTATTAAAAAAATTATCACAGCAAAATGAACCTTTCACGAAACTTTACCCTTCAAGAGTTAATTAAATCGGATACAGCGATCCGGTTAAACATTGATAACAATCCTAATGGGGACCAGATTGATAAGTTAAAACAACTTTGTGAAAATGTATTGCAACCGGTACGTGATCAATTTGGTAGAGTGAAGGTTACCTCAGGCTTCAGGTCTCCGGAATTATGTCGTGCAATCGGTAGCTCAGAAAATTCACAGCATGCAAAAGCCGAAGCTGCAGACTTCGAATGTATTGGAACTGACAATGCTGAACTGGCAGATTGGATACATAAAAACTTAGAGACAGATCAATTAATTTTAGAATTTTATACGCCAGGTGAACCTAATTCTGGATGGATACATGCAAGTTACATACCGTATCAGCCAAGAAGACAGTTCTTACATGCGTATAGAGAAGATAAGAAAGTTAAATATAAACCAATAATAGGAAAGGCAGTAGATATAGTATGACCGTTAAATTCAAAATGTTTAATAAAATAGATACCGTACATGGTGTTTGTGAAGAGTGCCAAGAAGATTCAATTTTAGTTGCAATTGTTTCAGATTTTTATAGATGTACTAATTGTGGACATGATACGAAACAACATATCAATGGTTCAATTAGATATTTAAAATTAGATGAGTCTGATAAAAAATGGATAAAAGATAACGTAAATAATGGCTAAGAAATTTAAAGATCATGTTGTAAGAGACAAGCCTAAGAAAAGAGGCAGCCGTCAACATAAAAAATCATTAAACAAGAATGAAAAGCGACAAAAGCGCACACGTCGTTATAAGGGCCAGGGTAAAGGTTGACAAATATCCTATAGTATCCTATTTATACATTAGAAAGAAATAAAGGAGAAAAAAATGAATAGACCAAAAAGAGACAAAGAACACATGGCAATACGTAGAAAAAATAACTTCGAAGATCGTTATGCTAAAGGCATACATTTTGATATTAGAAATAAAGGTACTTGTTATGTAACAATGCAAACACATGCAGGTCCATTAGAAGTTTATATAGATTCTATGGATGGATTGGATGATGCACCACACGTTAGTGCAAGAATACCTGGTAGAAAAGTTAAAGAAATATTTGTTAAATAATGTCTAGATACGTTGTACTTGAAAAAATAAGTAAAGAAGCAGATAAATTAGCGATTGAATATAACAAGACTAAGGATCCAGGCCTCAGGGAACAGTGGTTTAACTTGTTGAAGCAGATTCCTCAGGAACCTTTGGATTATCCGTCTTCTCGCACATAAATTTAGGATAAAGTTCCATAGCATTTACGGTATCTATTTTAAATAACTCACCATCAAACAATATAGAGTAGGACTCACCAAGTCCTTTTTGTACACATTCTCCATGTGTTTCATAAAATCTATCATAATTATGATTTTCAACCGGCACTTCAGCACAGTTTTGTGTAACTACTGAACATATGTATATTGTGAGAAAAAATTTCATTGACAATCTTGTAAAAAAATATAATTATCCTATATTGTTATTTATAAATAATGAAAGGATACAATAATGACTGATATAAGTAAATACAAATCTGTCGCACTGTCACACGAAAGTTGTAACAAGTTAGATAAGATCAGGCGCGTAGTAGTACCTGAAGTAGAAGTATCTAGAGCTAAAGCTTTAGACATATTAATCAACGAGAAAGCGAGAAAACTAAATGGCAAGTTACGAAAAAGCTCTTAGTGAGTATGATACATTTGATCCTGTAAGAAATCTTTGGAGAAATGTTTTAGTGGTAGCTATATCTGATGCTATTAAAATAAAATCTAGAGTTTTACAGTTCAGTGAGTTCTATAAAAACAAAAGGTTTTATGAACTAGATTATGTCACATTACCCAACAGAGATTTTGATGCAGTATGTAACATGTCTAATTTAGATGGAAACTTAGTTAGAAAGAAAATAAATAAATTAATGAAAGAAATGGAGGAAAGTAATGGCTCAGATATGCCAGAGATGCCATGGAAACGGCTATATCAAAGTAAAGGAATCAATAGAGAATCCGACGGAAACTATACTACAATGCCCGCTTTGTAATTCACAAGGAGAAATAATGGATAAAAATACATTTGAAGAGACAAGACAAAGACATAGAATAAAAACTGAAAGACTTATGTTGGAGTCAGAATTAGTAAAACAACTAAATGGAGTCATTAAAAAATTAAATGATGAAGTTGATGTTTTAAATGACAAAAATAAAAATCTTACTGAAGCAGTCAATATGCTTGAATCAAAACTAAAAGAAAAAAATGTTTAAGTGTTATCACTGCGGTGATGATCTTAGATGGAACAATGACTATGATGCAGAAGATGATGAAGATTATTTAATTGTCAGTATGTATGAATGCGTCAATGATAAATGTAAAGCGTGGTATGAGATATATCATGGCATTAAAAATGAGGAGAGACCCAATTGAAATGGATGTAGAAAAAAGAAAAAGAACAGCAAAAATTTGGAGGGAAAATAATAAAGAATATTTAAAAAAAGTAAAAAGAAAATGGTATGAAGAAAATTGTATGAATAACCCAGAATACAAAGAATATAGAAAAAAATATCGAAAAGAAAATTTAGCTAAACACAGAGAACGTGATAGAAAAAAATACCATGAAGACCCAAATTTTAGAATGAAAAAAATATTAAGGGCACAAGTTACTTACTCTATAAAAAGAGGATTTAAATTAAATGAAAAATGTGCTCCCACATTAAAACTATTAGATATTCCAAGTATTGAATGGTTTTGGAAATATATTAAAAATAAATTTTTACCTGGAATGACAATGGAAAACCAGGGTAAATGGCATATAGATCATATAATACCTTGTGCAGCTTTTGATCTAAAATGTCCTGTTCAACAGTTAGCTTGTTTTCATTATAAAAATTTACAACCCTTGTGGGCAACTGATAATATGAAAAAGAAAGATAAATTAAATTATGAAATGGAATAAAAAATTCGAGTATCCTGCATCAATTAGATCATTGATTAATGATCAAAGGCATTATGATATAGGGGAAGAAAAATTACCATCCGTTACAACCATTCTGCAGGCTACACAGTCTCCGGAGAAGAAACGAATATTGGCAGAATGGAAGCAGAAAGTAGGCGAAACTAAGGCGGAATCAATTAAGAATGAAGCAGGCAACAGGGGTACTATAATGCATAGAATTATAGAAGGATATATTACAGGCGAAGGACATGCCGATTTAAGCCCCATGGGTCAGGCTGCAGGCACCATGGCTCAAACTATCTTCAAAGAGGGTCTAAAGGGCCGTATGGACGAGGTATGGGGGTCTGAGATCACATTATACTATCCAGGACTGTACGCCGGAGCAA